CAGGCACACCTGTGGCCCCGTCGGCGGCGGGGAGGCCACAGGTGTGCCTGGGCGTGATTTGTACCCCCTTACCGGTTGGAATTGGGGAGTGTAGGGGGTGTGTGTATGGGACTGTACATCACCCGGCACAGTGGTGTACAATCATGGGTATCGGGAGGGCGCTGGAGCCCGACCGAATCCCCCTGAGAAATCCCCTGAACGGAGTGAGTTGGAATGAGCAAGCGTGTAGTGGCGGCAGTCGTGGTGATGATGGGCGTCGCGTGGGCCGCGGGCGCGTGCGATGGTGGCACGGCGGGCGCGGTGAGCGCACCGGAGGCGACGGCTACCGTGTCGGACGTAGACACGGGCACGGTGCCCGATGACGGTGTGATCCTCACGCCGTGTGACGATGAGGACGGCGGCGATCCCGTGCCGGGCGTGGACGGTTGCTTCTGGGACGCGAGCGAGCGGGGCAATGGGCAGGGCGCTGATGTGATTGTGTGGTGGACGCGCTGAGTGGTGCGCGCACGATGGGCCGGGGTCACCGTGTGGTGGCCCCGGTTCGTTGTGTGGTGGGCACGCGCGTGCGCCGTGTTGTGCGTCACTCAGTATGTGGTGGTCTACCGCTGTACATTGGTGGCCTAGCGGTGTACCATTAAGTCATCGCGAGGGGCAAGGAAGTCCCCGCCAATCCCCCAAGGAGAATCCAATGAACACCACCGATAGCGAGTCCCGGCGGGCTGCATACCTCGAGCACCTCGAGAAGCTGGGGCGGCCCGTCTACGAAGCTGCCTATGACGCCGCGTTCAAGAAGGCTATGGAGCTGTACACCACGCCGCTCACGGCGGCGGAGAAGTCTCGCATCTCCTGCCGTCGCACGGAGGCTGCACGTGACGCTCTTTGGGCGGCGCTTCGGCCGTCTCCTGTGGCTGTGGCTATGCAGGCAGCTGAGATTGCCCGTAACGCTGCGATGACGCGAGCCGTGATTGATGACGTGCTGGCAGAGGTGTGCGGCACGGAGTTCGCTGCTGCGCACGAGCCCCGGGCTGTGGTCTCTGGTGCGCGTGGCGTTATCTCGCTGGGCAACGCCGTGTTGACCGTGCGCGGCGACCGGTTCACGGTGCTGCCGATTGGATACACCTCACGCGCACCGTTGGTTGAGCGCGTCCCCTGCCCGGCAGATTTGGCTGACTTCCTGCTCGAGGTGGCGGCGGAGCCGCGCCTTTCTCATCACGCGGCTTGCGCGTGACGCCGGTAGCCCCGATGGTCGCACGGCCGGTTCGAGTCCGGCCGGGGGCACGAACACCAACCAATCTCCTGGAAGGAAATCATCATGGCTACAGGCGACCGCGTTCGTTCGCTCCTCACGACCATGTTCCCCGGTGCTGACGTCACGGTCACCGTCGGTGAGGACGGACGGGAATCGGTGACGCTCGCACGGACCACCGTGTGGATTGCGGCCGACGAAAAAGACTACGAAGCGGCCGTGAACGTGCTGGACTTCCACAGCCGGGACGTTCGTCTTTCGTGGGGGCAGCGCGTCGCCGCCCTGGTCGGACCGGCCGTGGCGTGGGAGGACACGCCCAGCGGTTGCGTGTTCCGCGCGGACGGCGGTGACGTCGAGCTCTTCGTCAGGCACGGCTATGAGGCTTGCGACGACTTCGGTGAGTACTGGGTGCCGACGGAGTATGTGGTCACTCAGCCAGGCCGGCACGCGATTGCTTCCAGTGCGCCGTGGCGCGCCGTGTGGGACGCGGCCCGCGCGTGCAGGCGGCATCACTGCGCACCGGAGTGCGTGACGGTCGCCACGCACTAGATAGTGGCCTACCGCTGTACTTCCGATAGTACAGCGGTGTACACTTAAGTCATCGGGAGGACAAAGAAGCCCCCCCACCAACCCCCAAGGAGAACCACAATGACCACCAACACCATCGACGGCTACAAGATTCGCACTGTCTGCGCGGGCGTTGCCGACTTGTGCGATGAGGACGGCGAGACCATTGCCACGCTCGAGCGCAGTGAGGGCGGGATGGTCCCCAACGCCGGATGGTGGTTCGCCTACCCCAGCCCATCGCACGCAGACATGATTGCCCACCAGGAAGATTACTGGTTCCTACGCGGTCGCGTGGGGACGCACGCGGAAAGAGTGCGCTGAAGCTTTCCTCAGCGAGGACTGAACCCCGCTACCCGCCCGGATGGTCGCAGGACTGGCTCGTCTCCAGTCCCGGGCACGACACTTCCCCCCCTACCCCCTGGAAGGAAACACCATGAGCACCACACTAGAACAGCGGATTGTCGCGGCTCTCGAGACTGTCAGCGACGCCGAACCGCTATACACCGAGCGCGATGACGCCCGCGTCGGGCGAGCCGGTGCCTACAGGCTGTACGTCTCCCCGGTTCGCACCATCATGGGCACGCGGCATCGGGCCGTTGCCCACTACCAGACATCCGGGATGGCTGTGGGGCAGCGTATCGCCGGTGAGGCCGTAGCGGACTGGACCAGTGTTGCCGACATGGTGGGGCTCCTCAGGCACGCCAAAAAGCGCGCCGAGCGGCTCGAGCGCACTTGCAGTCGGCTACAGGACGCCGGATGGAGCGTCTCGGCAGAAACGCGCTACGGCCGCCCCATTGGGTTGTCTGTCGAAAACGGGGCAGTGAGCGTGCATCTCTCCTCATCGGGGATTGTCGTCGGCGGCGATGCGGCCGCCCGGGAATCCGTTTCCGCCCTATGGGTGGAAAACGACGGCTAGACCGTGGCCCCGATTGACCACTCGCCCGGCGCTCCACCACGGCGCGCCGGGCACCACCACAGGAAAGGAACATGACATGACATTCTTCGACGACGTCGACGAAGCGGCGGCGGAGCTCGCTGCTTTCGAGAACGCAGATGAGGACGCGGCGCGGGCACTCGCTTCGGCGCGCGGGCGTATCCGGGCGCGGCACTGGTCACCGGAGGAGGAGGAGTACTCACTGGACGCGGCGACGAAGTACGTTGCCGGTTGGTTTGAGTTGGAGGAAGCGGCGGCGGCGGTGCGTGAGAGCAAGGAAGTGCTTGCGGCGGCGCGGGCCGAGCTCCGTGGTGTGTGCGTGGCCGCCGTGGCTTGCGGTGTGACGAAGCGACAGATTTCGCGTGAGACGGGCGTGTCTCGCGTGTCGCTGGACGATTGGCTGAAGCCCCGCGAAGAGTGATGCACGCCACGCGTACACCAATGGCCTACCGCTGTACATGTACCGGTACAGTGGTGTACACTTAAGTCATCGGGAGGGCAGGGAAGCCCACCCACCAATCCCCCAAGGAGAACCTGAAATGAGCATCACCAACCGCACCTACACCACCCTCGACGACGCTGTTCAGCGCGAGATTCGCGAACCGCTCTACGCGAGCGAAGACCTCACCGGCCCTATCGAAGAGGCATTCGACATTGACGCCATCGCTGAGGAGACCATCGTCCAGTGCGTCACCAAGCAGGGGAGAGTCTACTTCGCCCCTGCCCCTGGTTTCGGTGAGGACGGCTACCTGGAGCCCGATGAGTTCTGGGAGATTGTCGAGCGTCACGCACGCTAACCGCTTCCCGCCCGGATGGTCGCAGCGGGGGCTCGGCTCCCCCGCCGGGCACGACACAAACCAATCCCCTGGAAGGAAACAACCATGCGCACCGCCACTGCCACTACCACTTCCCCCTGCCCCGCCGTCGCCCGCTTCCTCGACGACGTTGCCCGCATCATGGTCTACAAACACGGCCACGACACGGTCGCGGTCTACGGCGACTACCTCACGTTTGAGGGCTTCATCCTCGACGTCGAGTTCTGGGGTCACCCGTCAGTGGCGACGCCTGCCCCCGTGCTGTGGAGCGTTCGTCCCGAGGACGACGACGAGCACGAGCTCGAGCTCAGAGGCGAGGCCGGCGCTTCCCCGGATGACGCGGCGGCGATGCTGGAGCTCGCGCTGGGCACGCTGTACTAGACCAACCTCAACCACTTTCCCCGCTTCCCGGCAGTAGAATTGGGGGCCCCTGCCCCCACAACCACGAAGGAGAAGGAACCATGATGGAGCAACTCACATTCATTCATCGCGTGCTCGCGCTTATTGACGGTGAGACAGAGTCACTTACCAGCATCATGCCGGACAACTCACTGAACGCGATCAACATTTCTCTCTATGCCGATGATGACGACGGCGAGGGCGGCTACTCGCCAGTAATGTGGCGTGTCACACGCGCAACGTTAGAGAATCACCAATGGATTTATACGGACCTAGCGGAAGGCGATGCCGGCGAAGTTGGCGACGAGCAAGCCACGCAGGACGCGGCGGAAGCGTTCGCCGCTGCCGTTGCCGACGCCGCCAAGCACGCTAAGTGACTTCCCCCTGCCCCTACCAATCCCCTACAGCCCTAAGGAATCCCCTATGTACACCTACACGTTCACCCGTGAAAATACTCCTGACCGCCGAACGGTGGCCGGGCGTATGTGCGCCGCAATCCGTGAGGTCACCGGCGACGACGACGCGCCCGTGACCATCGTCTCCACTTCCGACGGATGGGAGTGGCTCGACGGTGACCGAACTCTCATCGTCAGCGGCGGTGAGGCGCACTGCCGGGAAATTGTGCGTCACGGTCACCTCACCATGATCGCCGGGATGGGGGCCCGTGACCTCGACGTCGGTGTCAAGTCCAATTCCCAGCACGCGATCACGGAAGTCATTTGTCACGTTCGCCGGCAGGGGCAGGCGATGCGTCGCGTGTTGATCGCGTTGCTTGACGCGGGCTTCCAGCTGGATGAGGAAGCGTGCACGCCGGGGCGCGTGCCCGTGACCTGGGAGGGAGTGCCGGCGGCGACGGTTGACGTTCGCCGGGCGACGACGACGATTCGTGGTGATCTTGCGGACGAAGCTCGGGACGCGCTTGCCCGTGCTGGCTTGCTCGGTGGCAAGGTGGCGGCGTTGGTTCACCGGCTGCACGCCTAGCCCGGGAAGCGGGCAGCGGGCGTTAGCCCCTGCCCGCTTCCCCCGCT